TAAGGTATTAGTCAAGGCCGCTGATGCCGCGCAAGACCTAGATGGCATGGAGGCTCTTGGTATGATGCGGAACATCAAGCAGTTGGCAGAAGCTGCTGCCATCAACTTTTCTGAAGGCAATAACCAACAGAATGCAATACAGATCAACATTGCCACCAAACTGGATTCCATGAAGATTCCCGAAAACAACACTTATGAATCGGAGCTAATTATCAATGACTGAGGCACCCAAATTTTGCTACGAGAGAAAATCAAGTGTTCCCCCACAAGGATGGTGGGTAAATTGTCCGATTGTAGGCGAGCCTGTTCGCGGAGGCGATTGGCATGATATGGTTGCGAATTGCGAGAAGCTTTTAATCTCTAAAGGCATTACGCCGCCAGTGGATCTTGTGTCACAAATAGAACACAATCTTTGTGACAGAATGGCTGGAAACGAAAACTGCGTTCCGTGTACCCAAGCAAAACAAACTTTGGGGTTCTCTCAAATTGTCCGATGGGTCAAGGCGATGTATCACTTTGCCAAAGACAACAAATTCCAGCTAGTCGATCAAGAGGAGGCGGAGCGCAGGGCCAAGATTTGTGCGGCCTGCCCACATCAAATTGCCACTTCTGGCTGTTGGGGATGCAAGGGAATTGCTGGAATGCTACCCCATATTGCAGGAGCGAAAACAACATCTTATGACCAACAGCTTAAAGCCTGCGGAATTTGCGGCTGCTATAATGCGGTCTCCGTCCATCTTCCAGTTGACGCACAAGGTGGAGAAGGATTGAACTTCCCAGCCTTTTGCTGGAAAGCTACGCCACCTCAAATCGGGTAATCGCCTTGTTAAAGCTCATGTTGGCCACGCCTGTTGGCCCGTCACGATGCTTGCCGACAATAAACTCCATGGTGGGATTCTGTTCATGGTCTTGGGCGTCTTCGCTGTGAAGCATGATGACGATATCTGAGTCCTGTTCGATAGCTCCAGATCCCTTGAGATCTGAAAGGCTTGGGCGTCCTCCTCGCTTGTCTGGGTCGCGGTTGAGTTGGGCCAGCACCAGAACGGGAACCTTGAGGGTCTTGGCCAGATCCTTGATTCCGCCGCTAATCTCTTCCACTTCGCATACGCGATTGTCTTTTCCGCGCTTACTATCGCCCTTAACCAACTGGAGGTAGTCAATAATGATGAGGTCTAGCGGCGTCCGCTGGTGGGCACGGCGGGCCACCGCCTTGAGATAGCCGATAGATTTGGCCGAGCTATCATCGCAGATGATTTCGGATGCTTGGATTTCCTGCACGGCCCGTCCGAGAGACTGTTTCTGATGCGGAGTCACCCGACCAGAAAGGATATCAGCAGCACCCACCCGCGCCCGCGAGCGGATCATGCGCTCCATGAGGGCAACGCTGGTCATCTCCAAAGAGAAGATCAAGACCCGCTTCTTTTGGTTAAGTGCCACGTTTTCTGCAATCTGAAGGGCGCTTGCCGTCTTACCAACCGCTGGTCTTGCGGCCAATACAACCATGTCCCCGCCGCGCAAGCCAAACATGAGAAGGTCATCCAATGGAGTGATGCCAGTGCGAATGCCGATACAGGGTTTTCCAGCAATCGTAGATTCGATGTTCTGGGCAGCGCGGTCTAGGGCATTGTTGATGGACAGCTTGCTGCCGTCATCCATCTCGTAGTCAGCCCGCATTACTGTGGTCTCTGACCAGTTCTTGAGTTCTTCAATCTTTAGCTCGCGATCTCTGGCTTTGTGAACCATGTCATTGGCCAAGTATTCCAATGACCTTCTGTAGCGGGCTTCTTCCAGCTTGGGGTAGTAGCGTTTCCAGTTGTTATGGGCTACACATGAAGTTGCAACTTCTGTAATCTTTTGTTCACCACCGACGATATCGTATTCGTTGGCGGCTTCAATCTCTCCTTTAACATTGATAATGTCTGCCTGCATTCCCTTGGCGATACAGCGCATGATCGCCCTAAAGATGATCTTGTTCTCCTGAAGGTAGAAGTGGTCTTCCTTTATGGATAAAAGGATCTCACGCTGATCCTCTGATGGGGCATGACAGAGGCAGGAAAGGATGGCGGTTTCGGCGGATGGTTCAAAGATGACTTCTTGCATAGGAAGCGTTAGACAGCCTCTTGGGCCTTTCGTTCACGCTTTCTTTGCAAAATTTCCATCATGGACTGCCTACGGCGTTCGCGCTCTACTTCCGAGATTACCCGCTTTTTCTTGGCTTTTTTGGGCGGCTTACGCACCACTTTTGAAGCTTTATCACAAACCGTCCCACTTTGTGCATCATTGTTGACGCTTTGAGGCATTGGAAATCCCTCTTGTGCCATTTTGTGGAGCGATCCGTCTTTACACCCGTGGATGACCACTGCTTGGCTGGAGATGATTCGGTCTGGGCAAGTAACACCCTGAACCGCTTGGGCTTCGGGGTCTTCAGCGTAGAAAACAATTTTTCCATCCTTCCACTGGTAGTTAACGCTTTTCCAGTAGGTTCGGATAAGAGGTGTGTCGCGGCCAATCTCCATAAAGTTCCATCGGCAACGAACATCCCAAGGCTCTGGAACGTTTCCCGATTCCCTATAGGCCAAATTGTAAGTTGATAAAGACTGGGCCGAAGGACAAAAGTCCAAGAAATTAGGAGGATACACCGCACTACCTACAATCATCTTGTAGATATTCTTTCCATTGGAAGCCATGCCCCCTTCGTAAAGATGACCAAGGATACCGACCTGTTTGTGGTATTCGGCGTCCAAGTCATCAACCCACCCCTCTTTCATGGGAACGCAGTCTGGCTCCCAAAAGTAGAATGGAGCGTTGGTTGAATACATGGCAGCAGCCACATCGGCAAACATCTGATTCGGGCCAAGAGGCCAGCCATCAAACCCGTCTTGGACAAACAATTGATCAACTTCTGGAAAACTCTTCTTTAGTTCTTGGATGAGTGAAGAAGCTCCAAATGTATCCTTCGTGCAGCATAAAGTCGCTTTATGTCGCATGTTGATGCCAAAAGCCGTAATCGCCTTGGCCGACTCCATGGCCAGATCGGCATCCCCGTTGTGGTAGGCAAAAGCAATATTCACTGTGCGTCGAAGTTAAGAGGCCAGCTAGGATGGATGGGGTCTTCCAGCCTCACTCTAACGTTTTTGTAGCCATGGGCCATGAGTCTTTGGGCTTCTTGGTTGGCCTCCTCTTTACTCATGCCAAACCTTTCCAGTTCCACAATTTTCTCTCCGTGGCACACAATGTAAGTTTTATTACTTTCGCTCATTTTTTCTTTTTTTTCTCTGATTGATTGATGTATTTTTGAAAGGATTCGGCGCAATCTCTAGCCATCTCGATTTCTGATTCTGGGTCGAAGAAGTAACCGCCACGTTCAGCGTACAACGCTTCCATCGGCATGGGGGTTCCTCGACGGAAACGTGGGCCAACCACGAATGGGGAGACGGAGTCTTCATTGATTACTGTAAGAACTACTTTGAATCGGGCCATGGTGTCCAATACTTAATCACACGTTCAAGGATATGTCCAATCCCGCTCCATCCATGGTGGGGGTGGTAGTGGCAGGCCCACTTCAATGGAGGATTTGACTCATCGTTTTTAATGAGGTAGATTCCCTCTGTATCGGGCTTTGTATTATTGTAATCGTTCCAAGTGATCATAGTAGGTATGACAAGAAAAACTCCACTTCGTTCAAAAACCCCACTTAAACGCAGTGGAAGGTTGCGGAGCGCATCCCCCAAACGCCAGCGTGAATACAATGAGTATGCAAAGGTGAAGAAAGCTTACTTGGCACTGCATCCCATATGCGAGAAATGTAAAAAAGCGAAGAGTCAGGATATCCATCATAAGGCGGGCAGGGTTGGTCGCTACCTTTGTGAATACAGTCTTTTTGCTGCGCTTTGCCGAGCCTGCCATGATTTTTGCCACGCTAACGGGCGGGAAGCCCGCAAGCAAGGTTGGATTATTGATACAGTTCATGCTCCTCAGTATCTGGCGAAAGAGCCTTCAGAAGCTCAATCTCATAGCCAAAGTCAGGCTCATACTGCCGAGTAATTGGGTTCCAGATCCTTCCCTTTGGGGCCGTCCAGTTGCGGAAGGCATCAACGGCATTGACCCAACTAGTCTCCAATGGTGCGTTCCACTCATGTTCTGGGGGGAAGTTCCAAGGATAGGGTCGGGGTGGATAGGAAACACAACCACTTGTAATAAGTAATGCTATTACTATCCCTGCTCTTTGAAGTCGTAGAACCATAGCTCCTCCTCGCTTTCGCTAACCCAGCGGCTTCCCGTGCTTTCGCAGCTAAATTCTTGGCTAAACACCCTCCAATCAGGTTTCTTTGGGAACTGCTTGGCGATAAATGATCCACCATCCATCCACAGCACACGATTGTTGGGTTGGATAAAGTATTGCCCATCGCCCGCAAACATATGACCGCACTTGTGACCAGCCGCCATCTCACCATAGCCACTGGTATAATGAGGCCCGAAACACCAGTCCAGCGTGAACATGTATTTCCCCTTTTCAAAGGTTTTGTTCTTCAACATGATGTTTGCTGCGCGGTTTTTGCAATAATCGTGCATCGTAACGCTACAATAGTAGCTCATAGAGTCCCAGAGTTGTATCCAGTCCAACGGGTAAAATGTACCTCCAGTCTCATCAGTGTGAAGGTAATGGATCGGGACACGGGCATGTTGGCTTCCGTATTCGGTCATCACGCTAAACAGCCCACACCGTTGGGGGATCGAGGTAAAGGCGAATACTTCGACTAGTTGTCTCTCCCTGCTGACACAGGGTTCCAAGTCATAGAAAAACCCCTCGTCTACAAAAGCAAAGAAGGTGGGGATATTGACGTTGAGATAGTTACTCATTGGTCGGCAATTTTACGCAAGAGCCTTGTCTGCTCGCGCAGTTCATAAAGTTGATTGTTGGCTGTAATCTCCGCGCTCATGCGGGCGTTTGATTCCGCCAACTCCGCATTGATGCGGCGAAGAGTCGAAAGATATGTGTCCTCTTTGGGTTTGATATCCACAGACCCGCTAATAACCTGTATCCGCCCCGAATCCAAATCATAGACTGTCCCGTTAAAAGAACCGTCTTGTGCCTGAATATTAGCTGTTAGTAGTAATACTATTAGTAGTGGTTTCATAAAAAGATTGGAAGCGGGGTGGCGCGACTTCATTGACCCCCCAGCCTTTGAAGCCTTCGCATTTTCATGCCGAGTCTCCCCGCCTCCAAAAATTGGGAGAGGACTCAGGTCGCTCAACCCCGCATTCGCAGTGTTGCCCTCAATG